TCGACGACACCGACACGGTCATGGGCGTGGGCGGCAGCACGGCCTCGATCTTCCAGCCCGAGGACTGCGCCCGCTTCGTCGAGGCGCTGTGCGACGAGAAGCAGTTGGTCGAGACGGTGGGCGCGCTGGGCAACGGCGAGCGCATCTGGTTCCTCGTGCATACGCCCGACTACAAGTACGAGGTCTTCAAGGGCGACGAGCACCGGATGTACACGCTGATCACCAACGCGTACGACTTCAGCGCGGCTCTCGAAGCCCGCTATACCGACATCCGGGCCGTCTGCGAGAACACCGTGAATGCCGCAATCAGCGGCTCGCCCGCGACCGTGAAGATCAAGCACACATCGAACATGCATCAGCGAGCGGCCATCGCCGCCGAGATCTTCAAGGGCTACGTGCGCGCCAACGCCAGCTTCAAGGAGGCCATGCAGTACTTGGCCAAGCACCCGATCACCGACAAGCTGGTTCAGGAGTTCACGATCAGCATGTTCGGTGACCCCACGAAGACCGAGGAAGGCCGCGCGCAGACCATCCTTGCGAACAAGCTGAACAAGTTCGGCGAACTGCTCGTGTGCGAGCGCGGCACCGACATCAAGGGCGTCGCGGGCAGCATGTATGGCCTGTTCAACGCGTTCACCGAGTACCAGGACTGGCACTCGACCGTGCGCAATGCGAAGGACAGCACCGGCGCGGTCAATCGCACGAACAGCATCCTGTTCGGGCAGGCCAACAAGGAGAAGTCCAAGGCGCTCGAAGTCGCGCTCGTGCTGGCCAGGGGGTGACGCGATGCAGATCACCACAACGACCAACCACGCAATTGCATTCACCATCGAAGCATTCTGGGATGAGGAGGGCGGCATGGGTAGAAGCCAGTTCGGAGACTCCACTCAAACGTTGGAAGAAGCCGTGCATCTACTGGAAGTGGCCCGCACTCAGAAGAAGACGCTATTGCCCGACGGTGCCGAGTGGGTCATCGTCGACAACGTCTACAGCACCACCACCAAGTAACTCTACTGGTAATCATGCAGCCACGAAAATAAATCTTTCCGCGCGGGGTGGCATCGTGCTACCCTGCGTATCTTGACCCAACATCTGGTTCGGAGTTCCAAATGAAAGCGCGAGAGCGACCGATTGAAGAAAGACTTCTTGAGAAGATCGCATTCTGCCCGACAACGGGATGCTGGATCTGGCTCGGTGATCTTAACAAAAATGGGTACGGCAGAATCAGCATTCACAACAAATTAGAATACGCACATCGAGCATGTTACATCGCATTCAAAGGCCGCATCCCATTTCTGAAACAACTTGACCATCTTTGTAGATTGTCAGCTTGTGTGAACCCCGACCATCTAGAAGCTGTTTCGTCTGCGACTAATCTCCATCGTGGGAATGCCCCAAGCATGGTTATATGGAGATCTGGAAAGTGCGGCACATGTGGGACAGAGCGTGTACCAAGAGGTCGCTCGGGCAGGTTGTACTGCAAGAAGTGCAATCGGGAACAGCAGGCAAAAATCAGAAGCAGGTTGAAGCTAACATCTAAATAAAGGAGGCCGTCGTGGCATCTCTCTATCAGGACAATCAAGCTCGCATCGCCATCGTCTCGGAAGCGAGCGCGAACTTCATCACCTACATTCAGCACAGCGGCAAGAAGGTCGATCTGTACAGGGTGCCAACCAAGGACTTCAACAAGTTCTTCAAGATCGTCGAAGGGGGCAAGACTAGCCCCGTCGACGCGGCGAAGAAGCTGCTCGCTCTCGCCGTCAATGGCGTGGGCATTACGCCCGAAGCAAAGCAGGAGCTTCAGGGCATCGTTGCCAAAGCACCACTCATGGAGGCCCCGATGGCCATCCCCACCACTCTTTCCAAGAACAACGGCAAGGCCGCAACCGCGCCCAAGAAGTCCGCTCCGCAGAAGCTCAGCGAGATGCCGGTCGCGGAGAACCCCGATGACAAGATCAGCAAGCCTGCCGCTGACACCGCGCCTGTCGTCGAAACGCCGAAGAAGGCGCGTGCCCCGCGCGTCGAGAAGGACGTGGTCGAGATCAGCGACCTCGTGAAGCAGGCACAGGCCGATGCCGACGCGATGATCGCTGAGGCGACCGCCGCGCTGGAGGACGCCAAGCAGAAGGCCGAGGAGAAGCGCGAAGCCGCCGCTGCGAGGGCCGAAGCGCAGAAGATCATCGACAAGGCCAAGGTTGAAGTCGCGAAGATCAAGGCGCAGATCAAGAAGCTCAGCATCAAGCGCGGACGCAAGGCCAAGGGCGAGGACGGCGAGGAAGCGGCTTCGCGTGCTCGTCGCACCGTCGACGAGGACTTCCTGAACAAGAAGATCGTCCAGGTCAATGAGCCGGTCGTGCGTGAAGGCAGCGCGCGCGGCGAACTGATCGCGCTCGTCTACAAGCAGAAGACCGTGAAGAAGGCCCTGGAATACAAAGGCGTGCAGCCCGCGATGATCAGTCAGATGGTCGACAAGGGTTACATCAGCCTGGCCGACTAGCATGACTGCGACGACGAAGGCCCTCAGCAAGAAAGCGCTGACCAAGCCCAAGCTGTTGATCACCGGGCCTCAGGGGACGCAGGCATGGCAACTGATGCGATGTGGCAAAGTGACCGCCTCGCGCATCGCTGATGTCATGTCGTACAAAAAGAACGGCGAGGAGTCCAATGACCGGCGGCAGTACCGCATGCAGATCGTCACCGAGATGCTGACCGGCCTGCCGACCGACTATGGCTTCGAGTCGTTCGACATGAAGTGGGGCAAGGAGCAGGAGCCGTTCGCGCGCCTCATCTACGGCGACCTCGCGCAATCGCATGTCGATCAGATCGCCTTTGCGCAGCACCCGCAGATCCTTCATGCGGGCGCGTCGCCTGATGGCCTGATCGGCAAGGATGGGCTGCTCGAAATCAAGTGCCCGCGCAGCTTCACCCACATCAATTACATTCTCGACGATGTGGTACCCGAAGACTACAAGCCGCAGATGCTCTGGCAGATGGCCTGCACTGGCCGCGCATGGTGCGACTTCATGTCGTACGATCCGCGCATGCCCGAGAACCTGCGCGTGTTCATCAAGCGTTTCAACCGCGACAACGCGGTCATCGAGACGATCACCAAGGAAGTGAACAAGTTCATCGACGAGTGCCGTGCGCTCGTCACCACGCTGGAGCATTACGCTTCGGCCCTTGCAGCTAGGAGCTAACATCATGGCAGTTCAGAAGAAGCCCATAACCACGCAAGTCAATACCTGGGACGACAAGCTCGCGAAGGAAGCTGAGATCAGCGTCGGCCAGGAAGCCGCCGCATCGGGCGGGCAGTTCTTCAGCCTGCGTGCTGGTCAGTTGAAGTTCGACGGCGCGGCGATGCCCGGCAATCAGATCGCCTGCATCGTGATCGACTCCATCCTGGAGAATGTGTACTACCCCGGCGCGTTCAACCCCGAGAACCTCGCGCCGCCCATCTGTTTCGCGTTCGGGCGCGTCGACGAGCAGGGCGACTTGCCCGAGATGGAGCCGCATGAGATCGTCAAAGAGAAGCAGTGCGAGAGCTGCACCAAGTGCCAGTGGGCCAAGTGGGGGACGAAGGTCCGCACCGATGGGAGCAAGAGCCGAGGCAAGGCGTGCAGCGAGACGCGGCGGCTCGCGATCATCATCGCGGGCAACTTCGTTGGTGGGCAGTTCCAGCCCATCGATAAGAAGGAGGCCGCTGATCACTTTGCCAACGCGAAGGTCGGCTACATGAAGTTGCCCGTTACCAGCGTGAAGAACTATGCGGGCTACGTGCGCTCCTGCAAGAGTGCGTTCGCTCGCCCACCCTATGCGATGTATACCCGCATCTTCCTTACGCCCGATTCCGACAACCAGTTCACCGTGAACTTCGAGGCGCTGGACAAGGTGCCGAGCGAACTCCAGAACGTGATCGAGGCGCGGCACGAACAGGCCATGGAAGAGATCGCATTCCCGTACCAGCCCGCCGCCGAGCCCGAGCCCGCGAAAGCAGCCGCGCCGCCGAAGCGCAAGAAGTACTAAAACTGAAGTAGACTCTGCGGGGGTGATGCCAGCAAGCATCGTCCCCGCATTTCCATTCTGGAGCAAGAATGAATATCAAGAGTGCACTGAACACCTGGGCTGAACTGAACGCGGCGCTGAAGGACTGCACCGAGAAGGAGGCGCTCAAGTTGATGGAGGCTGAGCGTGCAGGCGGCAATCGCGCCCGTGTGCTGATTCGTCTGCACTCGCGCATGAACAAGCTGCGCGCCGACCGCGAACGCAAGGAGATCATGGGGAGCAAGTGATGGGCGAGATGGCTGACTTCACCAACGAGCAAGTCCAGGCCAACTGCGAAGCCTACATGCTGTATCAGGACGATGGCATGTCCGATCAGGACGCATACGACGCGGGCATCATCGATGAGATGGGGTTCCTGCCGCCCGCCGTTCTTGTCTGCCCTGGTGACTATCCCGGTCGTCGCTTTCGCAGAGCGGGCAACGCCCATCAGCTTGTGACTTGCAAGTACTGCGGCGGTGCCGGGTTCGTGTGGAAGCAATTCGACGGCGCATGGCGGCTGGCCAATCCCGGCGGCACGATGCATGACTGCCCCCATTTCAGACTTGATGAGGTATGCGATGATCACCAAGACACAGAACATGGCAATCAAGGCCGCTCGTGACGCCAAGCGCCGCGAGGTGCGCCTGCACTTCACCAACGCCGAGCTTGACGAGATGGAGAAGCGGGCGCGTTCGTTCTCGCGCATGGACTGGTGCGACAAGGTCAAGCTGATCAGTCAGGCGCGCTATGCGATCAGGCTGGAGAAGGCATTCGAGAAGTTCGGCAAGCGGATGCTGCGTGCGGTGGGCGGCGATGGACTTGAAGACGAGATTGCTGAACTGATGGGCGGCAACGATGGCGAGTAGACAACTGCATCCCGTCATCATCGACTTCGAGACGGATCAAATTTTGGCGCGACCGCAGTACCCACCCGTGCCGTGCGGTGTGTCGATCAAGTACTACGGCAAGCCTGCGCGTTACTATGCATGGGGCCACCCCAGCAAGAATAACTGCACGCTCGACGATGCCAAGCGCGCGCTCAGGCTCGCCTGGGCGTGTGAGGACGGCGTCGCCTGCCACCATCTCAAGTTCGACTACGATGTTGGTATCACTCACATGGGCATGCCTGAACTGCCATGGCACAAGCTGCACTGCACGATGATCCTGCTGTTCCTCGACAACCCGCACGCCGAGAAGCTGGCGCTGAAGCCGAGCGCCGAACGGCTGCTGGGCATGCCACCCGAGGAGCAGGAGAACATGCGCGACTGGCTGATCGAGAATCAGCCGGTGCCCGACGTGCGCGTCACCAAGACGAACTTCGGCGCATACATCTGTCACGCGCCCGGTGATCTGGTCGGCAAGTACGCTGACGGTGATGTCATTCGCACCGAGAAGCTGTTCAACCTGCTGATGCCGTCGATCAAGAAACGCAAGATGACAGAGGCGTACGACCGGGAGCGCAAGCTGATCCCGATCCTGCTGGAGATCGAGCGGCAGGGCGTGCGTGTCTCCACCGAGCGGCTGTGGTGCGACGTGCAGATGTATGATCAGGCCATGTGCGACGCCGAGAAGTGGCTGCGCAAGAAGCTGAAGGTCGATGCCGAGTTCAACCTCGATGCCGACCAGCAGTTGATTCACGCACTCGCTGATGCTGGCCTGCTCGATCTGAAGACACTGGGCACGACGCCCAAGAGCAAGCCGGAAAAGCCGACCTACAGGGCCGACGCCGCATCGATGGCCGAAGCGATCACGGACCCCGCCATCGCGGGTGTCATGAAGTACCGCAGTCAGTTGAGCACTTGTCTGAATACGTTCATGAAGCCATGGCTGGAAACAGCCATGAAGTCAGGCGGGCTGATCTTCACGCAATGGAACCAGATCCGCAGCGAGAAGAATGGCGCACGCACAGGACGGTTCTCGTCATCGCCGAACTTCCAGAACATTCCCACCTTGTTCAAGTCGATCTGGAAGCACGAGGCTCAGCTTCTACTCGACGCCTGCACGGACGAAGATGAGTGCGTGAAACTGCGCGCGATGGTCAAGTCGCTGCCCAAGATGCCGCTCGCACTTCAACTGCCCGCGCTGCCCATGTGCCGGTCGTACATCATCCCGTACAAACCAGGGCATGTGCTGCTCGACCGTGACTTCTCAAGCCAGGAACTAAGGATTCTGGCGCACTTTGAGGATGGGGCGATGCAGGCTGCATATAATGAGAACCCAAAGTTAGATCTCCACCAGTACGCCGCTGATGTCATTTCAGCCACTGCGCATGTCAACGTGTCTCGCACTCGCGCCAAGACCATTGCATTCTCGATCCTGTATGGCAGTGGCCTCAAGCATCTGTCTGAGGGCGTAGGTTGCTCGGTAGATGAGGCTCGACAACTGCGCGATGCATATTTGAATACCTTCAAAGGTGTGCGAACGATCATGCAGGATATGAAGGTGGTGGGGCGAGAAAACAAGCCAATCAGAACGGTGGGTGGGCGCGAGTACTTCTGTGAGCCGCCAAAGTTGATCGATGGCCGAATGCAAACATACGACTTCAAACTCCTGAATTATTTGATCCAGGGAAGCGCAGCAGATCTGACCAAAGACGCAATGATTCGATTTTGGGATCGTCGCGGCAATGGGTTGTTGTTGCTGACGGTCCACGATGAGATTCTTGTGTCGGCCCCAATCAAGGATGCTTCTGCCATCATGAAAGAGCTTCAGGAATGCATGAATGAATCCAGCTTGGATGTGCCAATGCTCAGTGATGGTGAGCGTGGCGATAACTGGGGTGAAATGTGCGAGTGCGATTGATCAAACCTAAACCATGCCTAATCTGTGGTGTGCTATTCCAACCAACTGGGAATTGCGCAAAGTTTTGTGGCGCATGCAAGCCAGAGCACAAGCGAGAGTATAATCGGAAAAATCA